GCAATGCTCCTGTCTGGGAGAAGTCTGCTGCAGAAACCCTTCAAGAGCGTGCCCATGTCGGTTCAGCATCTTGGGTTGAAGCACCAACATACCTCGGTGAGTTTGCTCACGGAACTGTTGGAGACTACTCAGCAGCAACAATCGAAACTGTAGTTCGTTCAGGTGGACGTCAAGAGCGTCAGTCTGCAACTGTAGTAAACGACTAGTTTAAACAGACACAGATATGCCCTCACATTAGTGTGGGGGCTATCGGTTCATTCACGGAGGATAAATGCAAAAGCCTGCTAACCCCAACCTCTATGCGATGGTAGTCGCACAGGCAAAGGCGAAGTATGCGACTTATCCTAATCCAGGTGCAAGTCACTGGGTGCATTCACGCTACGAACAACTTGGTGGTCAATTTATTGAGACGTACGAAAGTGATCGTAAAATGAAAATAGCAGTAAAGAAATATGAAAGCGCAAAGAAGAAGCACCTTGAAGCAAAAGGTGGAAAAAAGGGCGAGAAGAAAAAGGATAAGAAGTGATTTTTGATGCATTAGTAGGAGTAAAAACTTGCTCTAAATACGTCATTGAAAAGCCTTTGTCAGAATTTCAAAAAAATAAGGCTAGACATGATGGTGTTGAAACGTACTGTCGTGAGTGCAATAACGCTCGCTTACGTGAAAAGTACGCAAAAGATCCACAAAAGAAATGCAAAAAAACAAAACAGTATCACCTTGAACATCCTGAATGGAGCAAAGAAACTCAGAAAAAATGGCATCAAAACAACAAAGAGCGTAGATACGAAAAGGTTAAAGAACGCCTTGCTACAGACCCTGAGTTTCTTAAGTATCGTCGTGATTTAGTGGCTAAAAAAGAGCGTGAACGTCGTGCTCAAAAGGCTAATACAGAAGTTACTAAAGTAACTAAAGAAGACTATAACAACATTCTTTTAGAGTTTAACAACCAGTGTTGGATATGCAAAGTAAAGTTAACTAAAGTGGTTTGGGATCATGTACAACCTCTTGCAAAGGGCGGCTCGCATTCGGTCAAAAATCTTCGACCAGCCTGCAATGTTCGTAAGAACGCTACATGGCCTTTTACTGATGATATGAAAGAAGTAATCGCCATTGAGGTTCGTAACCTCACTGACCTTAAGGAGGTGATGCCATGAGTTTCCTAGATTTTTCTCCGCCTTCTTATAGAGCGGCTTCTTCTGATTTAACAATTTCTATCTCCCCATTGGGGTTAGTTGAATTAGCAGATGAGGAATTCGAATAGTGTAGTTCACGGTCCTCGGCTAAACCGTTATTCACTGAATTTTGCAATGTATCTTGGTCATCAATGGGGCTATCGCAAAGAAACTGGCGAAGCACAGATGACAATTAACTATTACCGAGCATTTACAGACTACCTAGCCAGGTTTACATTTGCTAAGGGAATTACTTTTAGATCACCTAAGTCAACAGAAGCAATCATTCCAGACCGCCTTGAGCGTGTATGGGAAGTAGATAACGACAAGATGCGTGTCCTCCTAGAGATGGCACAGCAAGGCGGAGTTACTGGAGATTGCTTTGTAAAGATAGCCTATGAAGAAGCATGGCAAGACTCTGCTGGACACCTTCATCCAGGGCGTGTTCGTCTTCTACCTATGAACTCTGCCTTTGCATTCCCTGAATTTCATCCCCACGATAGAACTCGTCTTCTTCGTTTTAAGCAGAAGTATCGTTTCTGGGGAACATCCTTAGAGGGTACTCGTCAGGTATTTACCTACACCGAGATCCTGACTGATGACATGATCGAAGAGTACGTTAATGACGAACTCATTGATTCTCGTCCCAATCCAATTGGGCTTATTCCTGTCGTGCATATACCTAATATGCCCGTTACTGGTTCTCCTTGGGGTCTCTCAGACTGTCAGGACATCGTTACCATCAATCGTACCTACAATGAAATTTCTACAGACGTTGCGGACATCATTAACTACCATGCTGCTCCAGTTACCGTCATCATCGGTGCTAAAGCCTCTAACCTTGAAAAGGGTGCTAGTAAGGTATGGGGCGGTCTTCCAAAAGATGCTCAAGTATTTAACCTTGCTGGTGGTGCAGAGGGTATCGATGGCGCTCTTAAGTATCTAGAACTACTAAAACGCTCAATGCATGAGATCATGAATATCCCAGAAACTGCTCTCGGACAAGTTCAACCTATCTCTAATACATCAGGTGTAGCACTATCCATCATGTATCAGCCTCTTATGAACCGTTATGAACAGAAGAAGGTTCAATACGGAAAGGGCATCGAACGCATCAACGAACTAGCCCTTCGTACCCTGGCCTTAAAAGAGCCAGAGACATTCCTTTATAACCCAGCAGTAGATGGGGAACTAAAGCCAGATCAACTTCCTCAACTTGATCCTAATGACCCAATTACTTATCAGAACTACGTAGTCTTTCCATCCCCATTGCCTCTTGATAAATTGATTATCCTCAATGAGATTCAAGCAAAAATGGCAGCAGGACTTGAGTCCAAAGAAGGTGCACTGCGTGCTCTTGGCGAGGAATTTCCAGCCGATAAGTTGCGTGAAATCCGAGAAGAACTTAAGGATGATGCTAAGGCAGATGGAGCCCTTCAACTTCTCAAGATTCAAATCCAAAAAGAAATCATGGATATGACAGGCATGATGCCTGGTCCAGATGGTACTTCCGCAATCCCTATGCAGCCTACCGAACTCGGTGATGGTGACATTATGGGTGATGGAATTGTTGGCCCTGAGACTCCTCAGAGCGTCAATGATCCAGCACAATTGCAGGGACAGGCCATTGAGGATCAGACTGAGAGGGGTATCCGCGAGCAACTGGTAACAGAGGCTTATGGAACTAAGGCACCTCAACGCCGCAACGTCGATAGAGACGAATAACTTTCCGATAAATAAATCGGAATATACCGAGACAAACGCTTTATTATGTAATGCAATTGTCTCATAAGATATCAAGTGCTACGCCGCAAGGCATTCGGACAACTAGACAAGAAAAATAGGTGACCCACAATGGACACAGAGAATAATGGACCAGATTCTGTACTGACAGAACTATTGGCAGTACCAACAGGATCTCAACAGGCGGAGGCTAACTTGGCAGCATTCACGGCTGACGACCTTGCTAAAGCACGAGAGCAAGAGAAGTCGAAGTTGTACTCACAAATGGAAAAACTCAAGAGTGAAGTAGAAACTTTTAAGCGTGACCGTGATGAAGAGGCTGCACGTAAAGCAGCATTCGAAGCATCCAAAGAAGCAGATAGATTGGCACAGGCTAAGGCTAAGGAAGAAGACGAACTTTCTGCCAAAGAACTCCTCATCAAGAAGGAGCAAGAATGGAATGCTCGATTTGAGCAGGAAAGTCTTGAAAGAGAACGCGCCTTTGCAATGCTAGACAAAGAACGGCAGTTCCAAGAACTCCAAAGTTATCGTCAAGCACGACTAGACGAAGAGCGCGAGAACATTGCTCCTCAGTTAGTTGACTTGGTTCATGGAAACACCCCAGATGAAATTGAACATAGCATTGCTTCTCTTAAGGAGAAGACCTCATCAATCGCGGATGAGTTAATGCGTACTGTTCAAGCAAGTAAGCAACAGATGGTAGGTACCCGTGTAACGGCTCCTACATCAGGACCTCTCGATAATGATTCGGACTCACAATCGTACTCACCCGATGCAATTCGGGGAATGTCACAGGCAGACTATGCGAAGCATCGTACCAAATTACTTGGTCAAGCAGCCAGCACCCGTGGTCAAGGTCTCTTCGGAAACTAAGAACCCCTCACTCAACTAACATAGAAAGGACTTGACCTAAATGGCAAGTGCTATTACAGGCTCCTCGCAACTCGCGTCAGCCCCAACCGCTTATTCAGGCTCCAACTCAAGCCTCAATCAGGCAATCCAGACAATCTGGTCCAAGGAAATCTTGTTCCAGGCCATGCCAATTCTTCGCTTTGAACAGTTCGCTGTTAAGAAGACAGAACTCGGCGTTGCTCCAGGTCTTCGCGTTAACTTCTTGCGTTACAAGAACTTCGCAGTAGATCCAACACCTCTTACTGAAGGTGTCCGTATGACAACCAACGCTCTCACAGCAGAGCAGATCGCAATCACCGTTGCAGAACAAGGTTACGGCGTTGCTGTTTCTGAGTTGCTCTTGAACTCATCTTTTGATGATGTCATGGCTTCTGCTTCACGTTTGCTTGGTCGCCACATGGCCCAGTACCTCGACATCCAGGCACGTAACACACTCTCTGCTGCAACTTCAGCAGTGTTCGGTTACGATCGCACAGGTCTTCAGGGTATCAATGACTGGTACATGGAAGGCACTGTTGGAACTGCAATCTCAGGCCTCACAGGTAACTACAAGTTGTCAACAGGTGCTGTCAAGGATGCCGCTCTTACCCTTGCTGGTAAGAACATCCCTCGCTTAGGCGAGACCTATGTACAGTTCGTACACCCTAAGCAGTCTCGAGACATTCGTTCGAACCCAGAGTTCATCGAAGTCACCAAGTACGCTGCTCCAGGAAACTTCATGCTCGGTGAAATCGGACGTCTGTATGACGTAGTATTCATCGAAACCACACAGGTTAAGTCATTTGCTGCTTCAACAGTAATTGATTACTCAACCTCTGTTGCTACTCCAGGTTCTGCTGTCTCTGTTCCAGTCGCTGCTAACACAGCCCCTGGTCAAGGCGGAAACCCAGAAGCCGTAGGCGCTACTGCTTATCCAAATGGTGGATCCTCAAACACCACCGCTGCTACTGTTTATGAGTCAATCATGATCGGTGACAACGCATTTGGTCACGCAATTGCTCTTCCAGTTGAACTTCGTGATGGTGGCGTTCTTGACTTCGGTCGTGAGCATGCTCTTGCTTGGTACTCAATCTGGGGTCTAGGTGTAATTACCGATCAAGCGATCGTTAAGGTTTACACCAACTAATACCTTCTTTACCCGATGTCTGTGGGTCAGCCTCCTTCTTTGGCCCACAGCCATCACCAACTAACTAACTTAGGAGAAATACACCGTGGCAAACACACCAACAAGTCCGCTAGACGCAACTGGACACGCAGCAGAAAAAGCATCGCGTGCCCGCGTAAAAGAACAGCAAGCCCGTAAGGAAGAGATCTCAATCGCTACTGCTGTAGAGGCAGATGATCTTAGAAATAACACCTATGATCCAAAGCAACCTGATGCACCACTGGTTCTTGATGAGATCGAGGATGTCGGAGTAAGCGTAAACAATGATTACGTCATCATCCGAACCATTACTGACATTGACGATATGACCTTTGGAGTTGGTAATCACTACAACTTTAAGTCAGGAGTTAAGTATCGGGTCCCAGCAGCACTCGCGGGATACCTAGAACAACTCGGATACGTTTGGCGTCCGAACTAAGGCGTCACTACTAGTCTGGTCCTTAACTGGTTCCCGCCCTCCTCCCAGTTAAGGGTCAGGCCTTTTATGCTTACTAAAAAATGATTACACGAGATACTTGTGTATCGCAGACCAGTGTTTTCTTCGGAGGTTAAGTGGCTACATTAACAACTTTGGCTAGTCGCCTTCGTTCTGAAATTGGTGACTTTGCTAAGTCCTTCGTTTATCAGACCACTTCTGACGGTATTACGAACCGTTACTTAGTCCCATACTCCCCTATCGATGGTTTGTCTCTTATAGTCCATCTTAATGGTGTCGATGTATCTACCACTGTTCTTGTAGAAGAAGAGAGTGGTTTTATTACCTTTGCAACAGTCCCTCCTGCTGGGGAACCAATCATTGTTGCGGGAACATACTTCCGTTACTTTACCAATGAAGAAGTAAATCAATTTGTTACAGATGCCTTTACTCAGCACACTACAAACCATGCTGATGCCTTTGGTCGTCCAATTGGCCTAGGTAATCTTCCTGGAGTAGAGGAATATCCTGTGGTTGTTTATGCTGCAACTCTTGCAATGTATACCCTTGCTAATGATGCGTCATTTGACATTGATATTCAGGCTCCTGATGGGGTAAGCATCCCACGCTCTGAACGCTATCGCCAACTGATGAATATGGTTCAAGAAAGAAAAGAACAGTACAAAGAACTTTGTTCTCAACTGGGAATCGGTCTGTACAAGATCGATATCTTCCAACTTCGGCGTAAGTCTCAGGCCACTAACCGATACATCCCAATCTATCTTCCACAAGAAGTTGATGACCGTTCTATGCCACAACGTGCTCTTATCTCTAAGCCCACCTATGGAAGTCAAGCATTTCCATCTAGCGTTCCTAATCAAGACTTTGACATTTATCAGGGCGATTCCTTTGAGGTTACTCTTACGTTCCCATTTGATACCACAGCATATAACTGGAAATCAGAGATTCACATGGTCTTTGGGGATGGTATTCCTCTAACAGCATTTACGATTGCCCATGTAACAGGGAATGTTTACGCCCTTACATTGAGTCTTACAAGTCTACAGACCTATGCACTTCCACAACTTTGTTTCTGGGATCTTTCTGCGACATCCTCTACCGACTCAACCTATGAGCAGACGTACTTGCGTGGAGCCTGCTTCGTAACCCCAGCGGCAACCACATGACGTGTACAGGTACATGCATTTGCGGTAATTGTGACATTACGGTAGTAGTTCCTGCTCCCATCAGTATTATTGTTGCCGTTCAAACTACGCAGTCAACCCAATCCAACATCACGGTTGCTCCTGGTCAGGGCGGATCTATTGGACCACAAGGTACTCAGGGTGCTCAGGGTTCTCAAGGAACTCAAGGTCCTCAAGGTACTCAAGGCACTCAAGGCTCCCTCGGCTCTCAAGGTACTCAAGGAACCCAAGGCACTCTTGGTAGCCAAGGCACGCAAGGAACCCAAGGTGCTTTTGGAAGCCAAGGAACCCAAGGAACACAGGGTACACAGGGAACTGTTGGTTCTCAAGGTTCGCAAGGAACCTTTGGTACCCAGGGAACTCAAGGTTCATTGGGAACCCAAGGAACCCAAGGAACTCAGGGCTCTCAAGGAACCCAGGGTCGTCAAGGAACCCTAGGTTCTCAGGGCTCTCAAGGAACTCAAGGTACTTCTATTCAAGGTACCCAAGGCTCTCAAGGAACTCAAGGAACCCAGGGTCTTGGCTCGCAAGGTACTCAAGGTACTCAAGGAGTTGGTTCTCAAGGTACACAGGGAACCCAAGGCACCCAAGGTACACAGGGCACTCAAGGTTCCCAGGGAACTCAAGGTACACAGGGACTTGGTACGCAGGGAACCCAAGGTACTCAAGGAACCCAAGGTACACAAGGAACTGTTGGGGCAGGAACCCAAGGCACACAGGGAACTTCAGGCTCGCAGGGTACCCAAGGCACACAGGGCACACAGGGAACGATCGGATCTCAAGGTACTTCTGGTACAAATGGAACTACAGGTACCCAAGGCACTATCGGATCTCAAGGTACTTCTGGTACAAATGGAACTACAGGTACCCAAGGCACACAGGGCACACAGGGCACACAGGGCACCCAAGGAACGCA